TTTTCGGCGCGGGAAGCAAATACGTCTACCGCAAAGACTGGATCTACTCGCAGAAGGATGCCACCGGCAGGTGGTTCCGGTACAACGTGGTGACCAATGAGCAGGATGGCTGGTCGACGATGACCTACACACAGGGCGCGGCCATCGCCGGGGACACGGCGTTTGATGTCGTGTACACCGACGGCGCGACAGAGATCGATTACGTGTACATGGTGCTGAACACCAGCACGGTGCTTTTACGCGCACAGGTGGTGTGATATGACTATCGCTCAAATCATCGAGATGCTCAAGCGCAGGCTAATCAATTTGAGCCAGCTTCGCACCAGTGCTGCCGACCTGGGCGACTTGGCCCGGGTGTCCAACATCGACGCGGAAATCGCGGAAACGCAGAACACCCTTGCCGCGCTAGAAACGCTGTAATCCATGCTGCTCACGCTACTGCAGCTCAACCTGCAGTCCTCCGCGCAATACCAGGCATACTGGATCGCGCACGCCGCCGCGAGTTGGCCGGGTGTGCCCACGGGCGCTCAGATCAAGGCTGGCAACCTCTCCAACTCATCACCAGCGAGCTACAGCGGCAGCGAGCCTGTAGCAGACAGCAGCACGGGCACGCGGACGATTGACGAAGTCACATCGATCACCGGGCTGTCGGCCAGCACAGCGTACACCCTGGCATGGGTGGTCTGGGACAGCGTTGCAGATACCTACAGCAATGTTGTTGTCGGTGATGTAACAACGGATGCGGCTGGTGTTACCGGGACACTTGCGGTAACCAACGCTAACGACACATCTGCGGCGAGTGGAACAACGACAGTCGTCGGAACGCTGGCCAGGACAAACGCGAACGATGCGGTAAGCGCAAGCGGGACGACAACGGTTGTCGGAACGCTGGCGAGAACGAACGCTAATGACAGCGTAGCGGCGTCAGGCTCTGTCGGCGGCGCTGTAACGGGGACGGTTGCGTACACCAACGCAAACGACACCAGCGCGGCAAGCGGGACCACAACGGTAACGGGCACAGTCGCACGGACAAACGCAAACGACAGCGTTTCGGCTAACGGCACAACGACGGTTATCGGCACGGTTGCCCGCACGAATGCAAACGACAGCGTTGCGGCAAGCGGCGCGGCGGGTTCTGTAACGGGAACCGTAGCGGTAACGAACGCCAATGACTCGGTAAGCGCGTCTGGCACTGCTGGCGGGCTACAGGACACGCACGACGGCTTCTGGCGCAAGCAGTGGAAGAAGATCAGGGAGCGCGAGAAAAAAAAGGTCTACGCCGAACTGATCGAAGAGATCGAAGAGCAGATTGAAGAGGTAAAAGCGGTTCAAGTAGTCGCAGCAAAAGCAATCGCTAAAGCGCAGTACATGCCCGACTACTCGGAGCAGGCGCGAATCATTGCGGCACTGATAGCACGGCGACAAGAATTGATCGAGCAAGAAGACGAAGAGCTATTGCTTCTACTTTAAGGACACATCATGGCAGGATCAGTAGACATCACCGGGCGGCAGTATTACACCCTCGGCATCGGGCATAAGTCCGCGCAGCCCGTTTCGTCTGTCGGCAACGAATCTTCGGCTGTGGCGCTGCAGACGGTAAACGGAGTCCAATCCCTGGTGTCAGGGGATGGGAATACCTATCCGCTGTACGACTCTGCCGCACGCGCCCCGTATGGACTCGCGCTGATTGAGCCGCCTGTATCTGGCATCACCACGGCAGTAGGCGCGAATTGCACCATCAACAGCAGCGCGACGTCAGTTGTTAACGGGGAAACTGTCTGGACCGTGACGGCTACAGCCACGAACACGACAAACAACTGGTTTGAAATGCAAATCCCGCTGCAGTCACAGACTTTTGCAGCATCGGACATGACGGTTGAGATAATACCTAGCGACCTGTCAAAAGTCGATGGGGCTGGCGGTGGGATATCTTTTTACCTTGGCACTGCTGGCTATTCTTTGTCAGCTATCGCATCTATCGTCAATCAATTGACGCCATCGACAACTTCGCCAATTTGCGTAAATGGGCTGACAGCCTACACCATTCGGGAATCGCAATGGTCAAAATCAGGTTATAGCGATGACGTTGGCAATCAAGCCTGGGTGAACAGCAAAATAAGGGTGTTCATCACCAACGGGCAGACGCTGACGCTATCCCTGCGTGCGATTCGATACTCGGCTATGCGAAAGAAGGCGCGAATTGCTATTGTGTCGGACGATGGGTATGCATCGTGGCACAAGATGGGCGTCCCGATCCTGCGGGAGTTTGGGTTCAAGTCATCGGTTGCAGTCATTTATGACGCTCTCGGCACAAGCGACAAAACCAACCTTGCAACACTGCAGGCCTATGTTGCAGAGGGCAACGAGTGTATTGGCCACGGGCCTAACGATGGTACTGGCGGCACCGGGAACCTTTTCACTACATGGACAACCAACGCGCAGCGCATTGCCGACATCAATGCATGCCGCGATTACCTGCTGGCAAACCGTTTGTGCGATCAGTGGGGGGCAAAGTGCTACGTATGGCCGCAGGGCCAATTCACAAACTCCACCAGCGATTTGGAATTGCTTGGACTGATGCTGGCCAATGGCTATCGTGCGGCCCGCGCTGCTGCAGTACCCACCACTTTCTACATGCACAAAGCAAACGCCGTATCCACCAACAATCTGGCGAATCTCACGATGCCAATTGTTGGTCACACATGGACAAGTGGTCCGGCTGAAGCGGCAAACATTGCCTCCATTAACGCCAGAATTGCCGCCACGGCGGTGGCTCGCGCAGACTGCACACTGATGCTGCATCGCGTAGTCGGGCCAGATGCAGCCGCCCAAAGCACAGAAATTTCATCGAACCGGCTGCGGCAAATCTGCGATGCCATCAAAGCGGAAGTTGATGCCGGAAACATGGAAGTTGTCCTCTACTCGGAGTTTGCAAAATGAGCGCACTGACCTTCAATGCAAAGCGGGCGCAGGTTGTCACTTTCGGCGCAACCCCGGCGCTCAATTGCGACCTCGGCGGGACGGTCACGCTGTCCACGACTCTGACCTCTGGCATTACCTGGGGCGCTCCGACCAACGTGCCACCAGCAGGCGAGGAGGTTACTGTCGTGATGACGCAAGACGGCGTGGGCGGGCGCGCTGTTGCCTGGAATGCCGCCTATGTCTTTCCGACCGCCTGGAGCAACACCGGCAACACAGCTAACACGGTTTCCAGTGTTACCTTTGTCAGCGACGGCACCAAGCTGGTCGCTAAAGGCGCAAATAGTTGGTACTGATTCCCATCCCCTGCCGGTAAACCCATGAAAAAAGTCTACGTACAAGACCCCGTAACCCTTGAGCTAATCCCCAAGGAGGAGTACCACCGACGCGAACCCGTAGCGCCTATGGTCATGCCCGACATCAAGGGCTATCAGAGCATGCAGACGGGCGAGTGGATCAGTTCGCGCTCACAGCATCGTGAACACCTGAAGCAGCATCGACTGATCGAAATCGGCAACGAGAAACAAGTGAACAAACCCCGTCCGATTGACCGCGCAGGCATCCGCAAAGCCGCAGAGCAGGCGGTTATGAGGTACTGGAAAGACTGAGGCTGACCGGACGCAGCAGCAGGGCACCTTTGGGTGCTTTTTTTACGTCTAAACAAAAGGAATGAGCATGGAAGGTGACTTGGCAACCCAAGAAACCCAACAAGAACCGCAAGATTTGCGCTCGGTGTTGGAGTCGGCCCTAGACAAGCAAGAAGCGCCAGAAGCGCCAGAAGCGCCTACGGAAACAGCGGCAGAAGCCCGCGCACGCGATGAGGCAGGGCGGTTCGCTGCCAAGCCGGAAGAGGCAAAGCCTGCCGAACAACTCCCCGAAAAGCGCCCGCCGTCTTCGTGGAAAAAGGATGCGGCAGCAGAGTTCGACAAGCTGCCCGCGCACGTACAGGACGAGATTCTTCGCCGCGAGACAGACTTCCACAAAGGCATCGAAGGGTTCAAGACTCACGCCGACTTAGGCAAGAGCATGGAGCGGGCAATTCAGCCGTACATGCAAACGATTCAGTCTCTTGGCGTATCGCCTGACATGGCGGTCAGCAAGCTCTTGCAGGCCGATCACATCTTGCGGACGAGCGCACCGGATCAAAAGGCCGCATACCTGTCGCAACTCGCGCAGGAGTACGGCATCGACTTGGGGCAGGCGCAGGCCATGCCGCAGAAAGACCCCTATACGTTGCAACTGGAGCAGCGCCTGGCGCAGATTCAGTCTCAGCAACAGCAGTTCATGCAGACACAGCAACAGCAGCAGCAGGAAACGCTTAACAGCGAAATCCAGCAGTTTGCCAAGGATGCTGTGCATTTTGAGGCAGTCAGAGAGGATATGGCCGCGCTTTTACAAGCGGGACGCGCCAAAGACCTCAAGGACGCCTATGATATGGCGGTGTATGCCAACCCGCAAACGCGACAAGCCCTGCTAGAACAGCAGCGGCAAGAAGCGTTGAAACAGGCGCAGTCAGCAGCCATTGCAGCCCGTGCGAAATCCGCAGCGGTCAGCGTTCGTGGCAGTTCCCCTGCTTCCGGTTCGGCAAGTGCTCCGACAAGCCTTCGCGCAGCCCTTGAGGCTGCATTCAACGGTTAAACTTCAAAGGAATCATCATGGCATCTTTCGCCAATCTCAGTGACATCATCACTGCGGGTATCCAATCCCGCACCGGCGCTCTGGCCGATAACGTCAGCCAGAACACTGCTCTCCTGCTCCGCTTGAAGAAGCGCGGCAACGTCAAGACCTTCAGCGGCGGTAACGTCATCCTGCAGGAACTGGCGTACCTCGACGCAAGCACTCGCAATGCCGGGTCTTACTCCGGCTACGATGTGATCGACATCACGCCGAACTCGCCCATCTCTGCGGCTCAGTTCGACATCAAGCAGTACGCTGCTGCCGTGTCGGTCTCGGGTCTGGAGATGATCCAGAACAGCGGCAAGGAGCGCATCATTGATCTGGTCGAGAGCCGCATCATGGTCGCCGAAGCCAACCTGATGGATCGCATCTCCGCTGGCATCTACTCCAACGGCACCGGCAACGGCGGCAAAGACATCACTGGCCTTGCGGCTGCGGTGTCCACGGCTCCGGGTTCTGGCACCTATGGCGGTATCAACCGGCTGAATTTCGCCTTCTGGCGCAACATCAGCTTTGGTGCGGTGACCAACGGCGGCGCTGCTGCGACGGCTGCGAACATTCAGAGCTACATGAACCGCACTGCCTTGCAGTTGGTTCGCGGCACTGACTCCGCTGACCTGATCGTCGCGGACAACAACTACTACCGGCTCTATCTGGAGTCTCTGCAGGCTATCCAGCGTGTCGAGTCTGAAGAGATGGCGGGTGCTGGTTTCTCTGCGCTGAAGTACTACGGCACCGGCAAGTCTGCTGATGTCGTTCTCGACGGCGGTATCGGCGGCGCGATGACGGCTAACCAGATGTATTTCCTGAACACGAAGTACATCTTCTTCCGTCCGCATGCCGAGCGCAACTTCGTGCCAATCGGGGACGATCGTTCGGCAATCAATCAGGATGCAGTCGTGAAGCTGATCGGCTTCTCGGGCAACCTGACCTGCTCGGGCGCTCAGTTCCAGGGCGTTCTGCACGCTGGCTAATCAACCATTCATAGGAGCAAATCAAAATGGCTGCACCTTTCACTGTCACCCCGATTCTCGGGGTTGATCTCAACACCATCACGACGGCGGCTGACATTGCTGCGAACACTGGCGCTGAAGACGCTCCCCAACTCGGGGCGCAGGTTTTCGGCTCTAACGGGCGCATCTACGTGTATGCACAAGCTAACGCCGTGATCTCTGCCAGTGATGCCGACTGCACTGTGAACGCCACCACGTTCCTTGCTACGGCTTCCGGTGGTTCGTACCTGTCGCCTGCGGTCGCAATGGCGTCGGGTGATCGCGGCTGGTTCTCTCGGGCGGGCGTGTAATCATGGCAATCCCTACCCGACTCATGGGTGTGGGGTTGTCGGCGCAACAGGCTATCAACGTCTGCGGCGATGTGGTGAACTCCATCACTGCCGCAGGCACGACGAACGCCGACGCCACCCAACTCTCTGCCGCGATCAATCGCGTAACGACTGCCGCTGCTTCTACTGGTGTGCGACTCATGGCACCCGAGGAAGGCTCTGGCGTGGTTGTCATCAATTCCGGCGCTAACGCAGTGCTGGTCTATCCGTCTACCGGCGCACAAATCAACGCACTGACTGTCACTACTGGCGGTTTCAGCGTTGCTGCCGGTGGCCGCGCTCTTTTTGTCGGCGTGGGTTCTGCGAACTGGTTCGCCATCCTGTCGGCATAAAACCGATGCCCCGGCGGTTCCGGGGCTTCTTTTTTTCAAAGGTGAACTGTGGACAACTCCCCAGCAAACAATCTCTACGTTGAGTTTTACGAGGACGCTCTGGAAATTCCTTTCCGCTCGGAGCAAGAAGGCAGGCCGGTTTATGAGCAGCGCGAGTTCGTGCGAATCATGGTGCCTGGTGACTCCACCAACATCATCGAGGTGCCAGCGACTCAGCAGCACAAAGAGCAATTTCCAAAGCACTACGCTCGGTTCAAGGAAGGTCTGAAGGACGTGGTTGAAGGCACCCCGCTCAAGATGTGGCCGGTCATCAACCGCAGCCAGGTCAAAGAAGCGGAGTATTTTGAGGTTCGCTCTGTCGAGCAGCTCGCAGAACTGTCGGACAACATCTGCAAACGGATGGGCATGGGCTACATGGAACTGCGGGGCAAGGCCCGTGCGTGGCTTATGTCGGCCAAGGACTCTTCTGTTGTTACCCGTCAGGCGGCTGAAAACGACCGTCTGCAGGCGGAGATTGAACTGCTCAAGACGCAGATTGCAGAACTTGCAACCCCCAAGCGCGGCAGGCCCGCGAAAGAAACAGCGGAGGCGTAAATGCCCATTGCTTCGCTTAATAGCAGCATCAATCGCACCCTGCTGCAATCGGTACAGGCCGTGTGCCGCAAGCTCGGTCTTGCGGTGCCTGCGTTTGTTGTTGGGTCGAATGATCCGAACATTGTGCAGATGTACGAGGTTTGCAACGAAGCGGGGCAGGAGTATGCCGACGAATACGAATGGCAGATTCTCACGGCGGAGGTCGCATTTCTGTCTACCGCCGTTGAGAGTCAGGGCAGCATCAATACGATAGTGAACGGCGACCTTGGCTGGATTGTCAACGACACTATTTGGAACCGCACGACAAACCGTCCGCTATTTGGGCCGCTTAACGCCCAACAGTGGCAAATTATGAAAGCCCGCGCAGCAGCGGGGCCGTTCTCAGAATACCGCATCCGGGGCAATGAACTGCTGTTCTATCCTCCGGCAGACGCTGGCAATAATTGCCATTTTGAGTGGATAAGCAAGGACTTTTGCCAGAACGCAGCAGGCACGACCAGCTATTGCAGATGGAATGCGGACACCGATGTTTTTGTGCTGGATTCGCGCATTCTTGAGCTGTCCGTTCTGTGGAAGTGGAAGCAATTGAAGGGCTTGGATTACCAGAAAGACGAGCAGAAATACCGCATTGCCATCGAGCAAGCAAAAGGGCGGGACGGAACAAAGCCTGCGCTGTACTTGTCTAGGCGGCGCGAGACTTTCCTGCTGACGACAAACAACCTGCCCGATGGGGATTTTCCGGGATGAGAACTAAGACCACATCGCTACCGGCACCTGTTGGCGGTCTGAATGACCGCGACTCAATTGCCGACATGCCGATGACAGACGCTGTGGTGCTGGAAAACTGGTGGCCATATCCGTCGTATCTCGGGGTCCGCAAAGGCTCGCAGGATCACGTAACGGGCATTACAGGCACCGTGGAGACTCTCGTAGAGTACCTGCCTACCTCGGGGGCTTCTACTCTGTTTGCAGCGGCTGGAACGGCGATCTACAACGTCACATCTCCGGGCGCTGTTGGTGCTGCGGTACAGACGGGGCTGACTAACGCTCGGTGGCAGCATGCGCAGATCACTACGCCAGGTGGATCGTTTATCTACCTTGTGAACGGCGCCGACAAGCCTAGACTGTGGAACGGCGCTACGTGGGTAGCCGTCGATGATTTATCGACGCCGCACATAAATCATATAACGACCACGCTTCTAGTTCATGTCTGCCTGTTCAAGAATCGCCTGTTTTTTGTAGAGCGCGATTCGATGTCTGTGTGGTATTTGCCGGTTAACAGCGTG